GCGATGCAATCAGGTCAGATGAATATTAAGAACCGTAGTGGTATTTTAATTAGTACAGCCTATGATTCTAAAGATAATCCGATGACCAATGAAATTGATATTGCTAAAAAGGTATTAGATGGAGAAATTGAAGATAAAACACTCTTTCCTATGCTCTATATGCCAGACAATCCAGAAATGTGGCAAGACAGTGATGAAGAACTCTTGAAAGCTAATCCATTAGCAATTGAGTTACCAGATACATTTGAATTCCTAAAGAAGCAACGTTTTGACGCTATTAATGACCCGTTGAAACAGCCTAATTTCTTAACTAAGCACATGAACATTTTTATTCAGGGTAGTAACGTTGAAGCCTTTGTTAATGACGCTGATATGGATATGGCTGAAACAACAGACCCAATTGATTGGGCAGGTAAGAATGTTTATTTGGGAGTTGACTTAGCCGAAACTAATGACAACACCTCTGTAAGTATGGTATCATACGATTATGATACACAAACGTTCTTTGCAAAGTCTTGGGCTTTCCTACCTGGAAACAGAGTGGCACCTAAGTCTAAGATTGAAAAGATTAACTATGCACAGGAAATTGATAATGGAAATGCTTTCCCTAGTGGAGAGAATGTTATTGATTATTCTGATATTGAAAATTTCATATTGAGAATCGAAGATACTTACCATGTTCACGTATTAGGTATTGGATATGATAAGTGGAATGCACGTTCATCAATGAACAAAATTTCCAAGGAAGGTTATGATACAATAGAAGTTATGCAATCTGTTCAGGGTGTTTACCCAGGAAGTAAATTGTTGCGAGAATCTATTGTAAGTGATCATTTCAAGTTTGAAACTAATTATCTCTATCGTATGAATTTCCTAAATGCCAAAATGATTACAAATTCAGATTTATCTTATAAGCTGAATAAAAAGCAATCAGAAGGTAAAATTGATATGGTAGCGTCTACCGTTGACGCAATGGCGTTATGGAATGACGCTATCGACGAAGGTCGTGGTAAGCAAGACGCACTGGAAGATATTCCTATTTTCGTAATTTAAATAAAAAGACTACTGTTATTTGACAAGTAGTCTTTTTATGTGTTATAATAAGGTATTAAAGAACTAATTATATAGAAAAAGTAAAATAGAAAGGAGACTGATATGGGCTTTTTAGACAGAATGTTCGGTAAACCCTTTGAAAAAGATGATAAGGTAGTGACGACCCAAAAGACTTATGGGAATGCACCAACCAGTATCAATACTTTATTCAGTGGAAACCGAGTAATCACAGAAGAACAGATTTTATCAATTCCTGCCGCTGAAAATGCAATCGAATTGATTACTAGCTCAATCGCTCAATTATCTGTCAATCTCTATGTTAATGCTGATGATGATAATAAACGTGAACGCATTACAGACGACCAACGTTTAAACCTATTAAATTATAAAGTTAACTCTAATCTTGATTCTTTTAATTTTAAGAAGAAGATTGTTCGTGACATTTTAATTTACGGGACTCACAAAGGTTACATTGAGTATGATGAAGATGACCACGTAAAAGCTATCTACCCTTTTAATATGCCAGATTTGACTATTGAAGTCAAGACCATGGACGGTATTTCTTATTTCGGAGAAGATATTCTAATGTCCCCAGCTGGGACCAAGACATTTAGAGATGATTATCTATTCTCTGTCCTTAGAGACAGTTCAGACGGCATTACAGGGCGTTCGCCAATTCAGGAAGCAGATGATGTGTTCAAGACATCTCTTGCTCAAACGGACTATGAACGTGGTTTAATGGAAAATTCAGCTATGCCTAGTGGATATTTATCAACAGAAGCTAAGTTAGATGATAATTCATTAACACGTATTGCCAAAGCGTGGAAGTTTGCTTATTCTGGAGCAAAGAATGCTGGTAAAACAGCTATCTTGGAACAAGGATTGAAATACACGCCAACACAGTTTGACCCTAAGAATTTGGAGTTTAGTGATGGTAAGAAAAGTATGATTTCTGAAATTGCAAGATTGTTCAATATTCCAGAACCAATGATTAACTCTAGTGCTCAAAAGTATAACTCTTTGGAACAAAATAACCTTTATTTCTTAAAGTTTACTTTAATGCCACTAATTAATAGTGTTGAGTTATCATTAAATACAAGTCTTCTCACACAAGAAGAACGTGACCAAGGTTATCGTTTCATCTTTGATACAAGTAACTTTACACAAGTTACTTCAAAAGACTTGACAGATACTGTTATTCAAGCTTATAAGAGTGGTTTAATTACCAATGAACAAGCTAAGCGTAAGTTGGGATATGCAGTCACAGAAGATGAGGTTGAATATTTAAGTGGTTCAATTGGAACTATCTTTATTGACCCTGTTGCTGGTACTGTTACTAATCCTAATACTGGTGTTGCTATTAGTATCAAGGACCCTGTTATTGCTAACCCTGGAGAAGGTATTGGTGGTCCAGATGATTTGCAAGCCACATTAAATGCACAAGATGACAGTGAACAACAAGATGATGAAAAATCAACCTCTGAATCAGAAGATGAATCTGAAACAGATGATGAAACTAAAACTAATGAAAAGGTAGACAAAGAAGATGAGTAATGATAAAATTGAATTACGGTCTTTGCCCCTAGACATTGAAGGTACACAAGAAGACGGTAATATGCACGTCAAGGGTTTGGTTAATCAAGTTGGTTCTATTTCAGAGCTATTGACTAATCCAACTAATGGAAAGCAATTCAGGGAAACCATTGCTCAAGGAGTGTTCACAAGAGCACTACAAAAGGGTAATGTGGTTGATTTTTATTATAACCATGACAGTAATGCCATTTTAGCTACTACTCACAATGACTCTCTTCAACTACAAGAAGATGAACGAGGATTTGTGATGGAAGCTGATATTGTGGACACAACATGGGGTAAAAACGCCTACAACTTGATTCAGGAAGGCGTGTATGATTACATGAGTTTCGGAATGCAAGTATTGGACGAAGATTGGACGATAACTAGTGGTGGCGACCCATTACGAATTATCAATGACATTATTTTGTTTGAAGTATCAGCTGTCCGAAATCCTGCTTACAGAGCTTCTGGTATCTCTGTAAGAGGTTTGGATATCGTAGATGACGTAGATGTGCCAGAACTAAAAGAATTAAGAGGGACTAGTATGACTGATAAGAAGATTGAAGCACGTGAAGATGATGAATTTGTTCCAGAGGAAAATTCAGCTGACGATAAGCAAGCGTTGAAGAAGCAAGAAGATGACTCAAAGTCAAAGGACGCTTCTGCCGAAGAAGACAAGGATTCAAAGCCTGCTGACGATTCTAAGGAATCTGATGATAAGACTAAGGAAGAACCTAAAGGCGCTAAGGCACCTTCTAAGGACGATGAGAAGAAGGACCCCAAGGCTGACGAAAAGCGTGATGATGATTCGGAAGAAGAACGTGATGAAGACCGTGGGTTGACAGAAGCACAAGTTTCTGATATTGTTGAACGTGCATTGGCGCCAATTCGTGACACCGTAGAAAAGATGAAGAAGGGCTCATCTAAGACACAACCTGCAAAATCAGATGAAGCAAAACCCGAGAAAGAAGCTCGCTCATTAAATTCAACAGAAATTAATGATTTGCAAAGATTTATTGATGAATTGTAGTATAACTCTACTAATTATATAGAGTAAAGATTATAAATTAAGCGAGGGATACTTTAATGAAGAATTTGAAGGAACTCACGGACACGAAGCGGGAATTGGAAGCACGTGCCAAGGCTGTTGTGGGGAACAAAGAAGTGCGTTCTCTAGATAACAAGCAAGTGGTAGAGCTATCTGAAATTCGCTCTCAAATCCAAGGGATTAATGCAGAAATTGCACAAGAAGAAGAAGTTCGCTCAAAGGCTACAACAGCCCATACAGCGTCATATAATAAGGAGAATACAAAGATGGATAAGAAGGTAGAAGTACGTTCGATTGTTGACGCATTCTTGCGTGACCAACCAGACGAAGTTCGCTCATTGGAAGAGCGTGCAGTGCAAGAAGGAATTAAGGACGCTGGAACACTAAATAACGGTGGTTTGACGGTTCCTGATTTGGTATTTAACCAAATCATCGAAATGTTGGATAACCAATCTCCAGCATTCCAATTGGCTCAAAAGTTCTCATCAGTTTCAGGTACGCTTTCAATTGCTCGTGAAGACGATTCACGTGAAAATAAGGCTGGATTCGTTGGAGAATTGGAAGATGTTAAGGAAATTGACACTAAGTTGAAGTCAGCTCAATTGACTCAAAAGCGTGTTGGTGCTTACATCAAGCTTACTCAACAGTTGATTAATGATTCAGGTGTTGATATTACAAACTATGCAGTTAACTTGCTTACTAAGGACGTAGCTCGTGCAATTACGAACTCAATCTTCTTGGGTAAGGGTGGAACTGAATTTAATGGTATCTTGAATGACCCAGAAGTTAAGGCTGCTGCTGTCAAGGGAGAATCATCAGTTGAAGGATTGTTGACAATCTTTAACTCATTGCACCAATCATATTCAGCTAACGCTGTATGGATTGTATCTCCAGCGGTTTATGACCAAATCTTGAAGTTGCAAGATGGCGATAACCGTTACCTAGCTTTGAACACAGACGCAACGTCTAACCAAGATGTATTTAAGTACACATTCTTGGGTCGTCCTTTGTATAAGGAAGACGCTTTGACTGGAGCTTCACAAGACCTAGTATTCGGAGATTTCTCTGGTTACGGTATCATGGTTAAGAAGGGAATGGACCTTATCAAGGTTGATTCTGATATGACAAACGCATTGGCTGGAACATTGTCATTCGTATTGTCAGGTTACATGGACGGTGTTGTTACAAACCCAACAAAGTTTGCTATTGCCAAGATGTCAGCACCAACTGCTTCAGCAACTGTTACACCTTCAAAGTAATTAAATTAAAGAATATATAAGCTTTCTAATTTATTTTAAACCCACCTACTATCAGGGTGGGTTTTTCTGTGCATTCAGAACTAATTATATAGAAAAACAAAAGGAAGTAGAGTCCAATGTTAATCAGATTAGAGAATAAAATTGCCAGCACCAATTCATTACAATTTGGTAGGGGCAATTCTTATCGTACGGCTAATTATCATAAAAGTCAACAAGAATTAGTGACAAAATTTCAAGAGTGTGGTATAATTATAGATACAGACAAGGCGATACAAGTTACCTTTCGTATGTACTATCCGATACCCAAGAGTGTAAATGTTAAAAAGAGACCCTATCCAACTAAACGGTCAACTGGAGATATTGACAATATCAAAATCTTGTTTGATAGTTTAATGTTAGCTACAAAAGAATCTTGGAAGAACAAGAAGGAAAAACCGCTATTTGATGATTCACAAGTGGTAGACCTCGTTGTTCAACAAAGATACTGGAGTGAATCTGATTATGGACTAGACGTATCTTATAAAATCTTAGAAGAGGGAGAAGACACATGGGAGAAGATGAACAAGTAGTAATTGACAATGAGACACTTGTTGAACCAGAAGTAGAAAACCCTATGGATACCACTCCAAGTACACCCGAAGTAGAATATCCAATTGGTATCTATGATATGTTAGCTCAATTCCAAAGTGATGAGAGTTTAGACGTGGTTATGGAACACCTTAGAGCGGAAGACGAAGAAAAGGACCATATTAAAATTATGGTTCAAGGTGTTATTGGATATATGTACAGTTATATTAATGACCAAAAAGGTCGACAATATGATAAGTATCGTAGAGATATGTGGTTCCAGGCTTTCTTAATGGAAGTCACACAGTATTACACTCATGCGGACGGAGAAGGGGCTTCTGGGAATGTTCGTGCAACTACTAAGGGGATTACCTCTGAACGTTTTACAGGCTTACAAGCGCTATTTGATACACTTAGAACACCACACTTATTAGGTATTAATGATGAAGATTTAGATGAGGTGGAATTGTAATATGGCAATTAAACAAAAGAATGTTCCAGATAGACATGCTTTTAAGTATCGAGTAAGTTTTTTTAAACCAGAACTTGTAGAGTTGCCTAATGGTATGAATACTAATAAATTAAAGTTAATCGGAAAACGATATTGTGCATTTTATAATGCTACGTCTTATTACAAGTCACAAGTTGAAGGGTATATGAGCACAACAGATATGTTTTTGATTACGAAGACACAGTACAATGATTTTATCAACCCTTTAATGGAATTGAAAAGTACCGATGACACTTTTATTTATAAGCTTATTTTTAAGAATACAGAGTGGAAGTTAGTGGGTGTTGAGTTTGATAATGCAGACACTCCAGATGGGTATCATGTATTACATATTCGCAGAAAGGACAATCAAGCATAATGAGTAATTTAATCAATGTAGATGGGGCAGACGCTTTTGATGATTTTGCTGGAACTCTTAATAAATTGAAATTTACTCAAGCCGAGAAGTTGGCGATTGTCGAATCAGAAGCAGTAGTTGCTGAAAGATTGTTAAAACAACAAACAGAACGAGAAGATGTTAAGAATAATGACCTAAGTAAAATTGTAATGAAGAGTCGTGGTAAAAAGGGACAGCATTATAATTATGAGGTACCTGGTCACTTGACAGATGGTATTACTCACAAGCCTGGAGATTTATATGGAATTGGAACACGTGTTGGATTCAAACCATACTATGAGTTACTTGCTAATTGGCAAGACGGTGGAACACAAATATATCCAGCCAAGAATTTCTTCTCTGTGGATTTTGTAAATAATGCCACAGCTAGTTTTAAAGCAGGGGACATGCGCGTAGCTACCGTTGCCACATTTAACGCTATCCTTGCTAGAAAGGGGATTACAGAATGATTGGAACAGACGCTAAGGTAGCGTTGCGAAAACACGGGATTACTGATATTGAAAATCAAAATATGTTTCTATACGCTATTAGCCCTGGAGCAAATATTGATAATAAAGCATATCTCATTATTCGTGACAAAGGTAATAACCCAATTTCTTTTGGTTCTGATGATTTTCATGAAATCAAGGAAGATATTGAGATACAATTATATTTTAGTATTTCATACCCCAATGAATTAGATAAAGTACGCAATGACGTAATTGAAGCATTGAAGCCGGCAGGATTTTTATATTCTAATGGAACAGGTATGATGGCAAGCCCTTTGAAAGATATTATCTATTGTAGATTATTTTTCTCAAAAAATTCAAATTATGCTCCAAATGAAGTGTAATTACTACTAATTATATAGAGCAAGACATAATATAATTATGTCTTTATAAAATAGGATATATTTAAGGAGAAATAAATATGGCACGTAAAACAGGTTTTTCAAGAGGATTCGTTGCAATTTTAAATGATGACGAAAAGATTGTTGCAGACGCAGAAAGCGGTCTTACAACAACAGGAGTCTTTGAAATTAATGCGAAGACCTCATTAGGTACTGTTCAAGCAGCTATCTCTGGTTTGGAACCATCAGTTAAGAAGGTTTATGGTTCTGACCAACAAGTTGATGTTATTGCACAAGGTTCTGGTAACGTTGCTATGACGTTGTCAGCTAATGACATGCCAGAAGATGTCTTGGCTAAGTTAGCTGGAATGTCTAAGGACAGTTTAGGTGGTTACTACCTATCTCCAGACACTATTCCACCAAAGACAGCTGTTCTTTTGGAATCACATGATAAGGCAGGACAACCACTATGGTTCGCTTTGTATAAGGGAACATTCGGTCCCGAAGAAGTTACGCTTGGTACTAACCAAGAAGCACCTAACACAACGACTGACCAAATCAAGTTCACCGCATTGAACCGTGGTTCTGATGGTAAGGTTTATGGAACTTGGAGTCAAGCAAAGTCAAAGGCAACTTTGAATGACGTTTTGAAAGATGTGTTCCCAGGATATACACCAAGCACAACTTCAGCCCCAACTTCAGCTTCAGCTCCAGGAAAGTAAATTAACAAATATGATTTAGGATTAGTAAATGTATAAATTCGTTTTAAGGCTAATCCTGAATTTAAGATTATTGTTCATTATACAGCATCTTAGTTAACTAACAAGTAAAAAGAACAATTCAGAAATGGATTGTTTTATGAAGAAAAGATTATAACATTTCCCTGTTGTGAATACCCGTGATATTCATGAAATAATCTTTTCTTCATAAAGCAATTTATTGCTAATTATATAACAGGGAGATTTACATTATGATTACTATTACATTAGACCACATTAAGCCATTAGGTTTCAAGAAGGCAGTACAAATGCCTAAGACAACTCGTCTTCAAAAGAAGATGTTGGAATTCCAAATCGCTTCATCAGATTTGGACACTAAGTTGAATCAAGTTATCAATGCTGATGAAATTGATGTTCGTGAATATGCTAAGGTTAACTTGGACATGATTAACGTATCAGAACAATTCGTCATTGATGTATTGCGCTTGAATGACGCTCAAATTGAAAAGCTTGAAGAGTTGGACGATGAACAGGTTGGAGAACTTGTACAAGGCGTTATCATGGATATTATGGGGATTGACCCTAATGCCGTAGATGATGATGAAGAAGAGGAAGATTCGGGGGAAGAGTAACCCCTCAAGACTATCTAGAAGACATTCGGAAAATGCAACAAGAGTTACTATTTAAGGGAGTGGATATTACTGCTTCTGATAATATGGATTTTGAGGAATTGCTGAATGTTCTAAATGCCCAAGACAAAGAAGACAGACCTCAATCAGGGGAAGACTTTTTTCAATCTTTGGGGGGTATTTTTTAAAAGACTGTTTGCTAAAAGGCAAATAGTCTTTTTTGCTATTGACAAAAGATTGGGTTCTTGCTATACTAGGTATTGTAATAAAGAAAAGAGCACAACAGGGAGATTTATATTATGACAAAGAAGTTACATTTATATCTAGAAAATGGTTCTCTAACAAATCAGGGAATGAATACAGGTACCAATATTGTACACACCTCTAACCTAGCTGTTGGAGTACAGGAATCACGCTTGGTGTATGGGAAGCCACTACCTTTTGGGGAAAAGACAGTTATCGTTTTGTTTAACCCTCAATTTGAAGAGGAACAACTTGTTAGTATTTCTGGTTTTGAAGTAAAGGATTGGAATCAGATTAATTCTGAACAATTAGATATTTTGAAAAAGTTGACCAAATCTAGTAAAGAACTGTCAGTACCAGCACCAAAGAAAAAGTATATTATTCGTCAATGTGATAGTGATGGAGACTTGTGGTATTTGCGTGAAGGATTGTTTGATATACTAACATTTAAAATGAATCCTGCTGGAAGAAAGACATTTGATTCAATTGAGGAAGCGGAGAAGTTTAGTTTTCCTGGTACTGAAATTAAAGAAATTGGAAAAGAAATTGAAGGGGATTAATAATATGACTAAGAAATTATATGTGTACGAAGACGACAGTGACCTAATTGCAAAAACGAGTGATGATACAGGACACTTATTGCGTAAGTCTGGTTCTTGTTATGCAAGTGTTCACGATTTGTCTTATGGAAAAATTGGACAAGATATTTCCAATGTAGTAGCTGTACTATATGACCCTAAATTTGATTTAGCAGGAAGATTATATTCTATTTCAGGAATTAAAATTATAAATGATGATAAAATTACAGTGAACCAAAAAGAAACATTGAAGAGTATGATTGGAAAACAAGAACCAAAGACTACCTCATATCATGTCGTCATGGAAGATTCTTATGGAGATGAGTGGGGGTTTGTTAAGATATTTGGATTTATTATCCCCAAAGAAGCAGCTAAGTCAGAATATTATACTTTTGATACTAAGGAAGAAGCGGAGAAGTATTTGATTCCTGGGGCTTATCTGGAGGAAGTTTAAAATGTCTAAGAAGTTATACTTGTATACAAGACCAGAAAGTTCTACTCACTGTCTATATAATGGAGCTGACTTGACTAATATTGTGAAAGATGGTTATTTGATTGACCAAGTTAGAACTAAACTGTTGCAATATGGGAATTCAGGCAAGCCCTTCCCTGCTGTGATTCTTTTTAGTCCTAAATTTAATAGTGATGGGAAGCTAGAAAAAATTAAAGGATATCGTGTCTTAGACAGGTCACTTATCAGTGAAGATATAATCGCAAATTTAAATTCTGTGCTTTAGTATTACCTGTGCTATATATAGAATAAATGATAATTTTACGGATTGTTTTTTGATTGTGGTAGACCCCTAGAAAAGGGGTCTTTTGTTGTTCATTGGGGGACTAATTATATAGAGAAATGTTATAGACGTATAACATAATAAGAAATGAAAGGTGTTTAATGTCATGGCAAACACAGGAGCAGTAGGGCATTTAGCCCTGAACCTCTCTCTTAATGATGTAAACTTTACACGTGATTTAGCACGAGCTAAAGCAGAAATCAGAGATAGTGGTCGAGAATGGAAGAATCTAGCCGAAGAAGCACGACAGGCTGGAGATAAGATGGGTGCCACAGAAGCCAAGTTAAATGGTTTAGGTACTCAATTAAAGCAAGCAAAAGATTTACAATCAGCTCTTAATAATGAATTTCATCAAATGGGCGAACGAACTGTCGAGAACGCTAAAGATTATGATAAAGTTGAAAAGAACTTAAATCGAGTTAATTCTCAAGTGAAGTCTTTCACTAATCAAATAAATGCTTCCGAAGCAGAAATGAAACAGGCTCGTGGTGGTGTTGATGAGTTAACACAATCTGTTAAAAATTCAGAAGGTGTATATAAGGCACAAGTTGAAACCCTTAAATCAGAGGGCAAGGCAATTGAAGCCAACGAACGTGGAATCAAGGGTGCAGAAAACACTCGTAATCAATACGCCAAAGCTATTGTAAAGCAAAAAGGCGTGATTTCCGAATTAATGGAAACCACGGGTAAAAATAGTAAAGTTGTTCAAGAAGAGCAAGCAAAATTGGCAGGTTTACAGAAAAGCTACGAAGGCGCTCGTAAGGACGTTAATGATTATCGTAATGAAAAAGCTAAGTTAGAGTCTAAGCAACTAGCAAACACTGTTACAGAAGAAGCCACAGCTCTTAAACAAGAAGCTAAGGCTCTCGTATCTTCTGGACAGGCAATGGAAAAGAACGGAAACTATATTAATGGTGCCCGTAAACAATCCGAAGGTTATAAGAAAGAAATTTCTGCCCTAGAAGACGCACAAGGTAAGCTTAGTAAGCAAATGGACGTTGTAGCTCGTACGACAGGAAAATCTTCTTCTGCCTATAAGGTGTTGCAAACGTCTGCCGATTCTCTTGGTAAAGAGCTTGTAGACGCACGTTCTAAGTTTGCGCAATTCAACACTGGTATCGAAACCAGTAAAAATAGACTAGCTTCAATGGAAGTATTCATGAAGGCTAGTCAAGATACTTATCGTGCTCAAGCAAAACAATTGCAAGATAGTGGTAATAAGTATAAAGCAATGTCCGTTCAAGTCGAAGGTGCTACTGACGCATTTAATCGTCAAAAGACAATGCTACAAGAACAGGTTTCATTACTCAAAAAGCTTGAAAATTCTGAAACACAATCAACTCAAGAAATTGCAAAACAACGTGCAACTGTTGAGAAGACTAAAACTAGTTTATCAGGCTATCAAAGAGAAGTCAAACAGTCACAATTAGCTGTTGATAAAATAAATCCATTTGGTTATAACAAAATGGCAAAAGGTGCTAATACAATGTATCGTGCTAGTACCACTGCTACTCAAAAGATGAATGCTGGTTTTGCTAGTTTAAAAAGTGGAATCACATCTACTACGGTTGCTATGGCAACAATGGGTGTTGCAAGTCTTAAGGGAGCCAAGATGGCAACTGAACTAGAACATACGCAAAAAGAGAATTTAAACTTAATGCGTACTAGTGGAGAGTCTGCTAAGGAATCTCAACATTCTTATAATCAGATGATTAAAGAGGGTCAAGCATTATCTGTTAAATATGGAGAATCTCAAAAGGGAATTGCCGACGGATATCAGGTATTGATTAAGCGTGGTTATGCAGGTAATCAAGCTCTTGCTGCTCAAGAGAAGCTATTACAAGCTTCCAAGGCTTCTGGAGATAGTTATAACAGTGTTGTTAGTGCTTCTACATCTGCATTGGAACAGTTTAATTTGCGTTCTAGTGATACTGCTACTATGACTAAAAATACCAACAAGGTTGTTAATGAAATGGCTTATGCCGCTGACGCAACTGCTAGCAGTTTCTCTGACTTGGGACAAGGTATGAAGTATACAGGTACCGTTGCTTCCAACGTTGGTTTATCAGTTAGTGAAACATCAGCTGCTTTGGGTGTTCTTTCTAATCGTGGTGTTGAAGCTGGTATGGCTGGTCGAAACATGCAACAGATTTTGAATCGACTAGTTGCCCCCACTAAGCAAGGTATCGACGCTTTGAATCAAATGAATTTATCAACAAAGGATTTTGTTGATAAAAAGGGAGATTTGAAGTCATTGACCGAAGTGTTTGGAATCTTGAACGATAAGACCAAGACTATGGGTGGAGCTGATAAGGCGTCAATTTTCAAAAGTATTTTCGGGGTTGAAGGTCAAAAATCAGCGGCTATCTTGGCTGAAAATAGTCATGAAATGGGCGAATTAAATAAAGAAATTGAAAAGGCAAGTAAGAACGATTATGTTGGTAACTTGTCTAAGAAGAATATGAAAACTGTTCAGAATCAATTGAAACAATTCAAAGCCGCTGGAGACGCATTGATGATGATGATTGGTAAGGAAATGTTACCAGTCTTAACTAAAATGTCAACTCAAATGGTTAAAACCTTCAACTCTAAAGAAGGTCAAGATGGACTTAAAGCATTAGCTCACGGAGTTGGAACACTTGCCAAAATCATTACTGATATGGTAGTATTTATGGGTAAGCATACAACAACTGTGAAAATTTTTGCAGGTGCGATTGCTTCAATTTGGGCTGTTAAAAAAGCTGGAGACTTTATTAACATGACTAAGGCGGCGACAGAAGCTGTTAAGTCATTGGGATTAATGTCAAAGGTACTTGACTTTTCTGGTCCTTTAGGCAATAGTATTAAGCAAATGAAGATTTTTCAACAGACAACTGCTGGAATTGAAGGTCCAAAAACAGCTAAGGGTAAAGCCCCTGTTGCTGGTCCTGGAGCCATTCAAGCTAGTGGTGGTAAAGGTATGCAAGCTGCTGGAAAACTTTCTGGTGTCTTGTTTAGTAAAGGATTTAGAGTCGCTTCATCAGCTGGTATTGGTGCAGCATTAGCTGTCATTCCAGAATTAATGAGCAAAGATAAAAACATTGACAAAGCTGGAAAATCTGCTGGTGCTTTACTAGGCGCTGGTATTGGAACTGTGCTTGGTGGACCTATTGGAGCCTTGATTGGTGGTCAACTTGGTTCACAACTTGGTGGAGTTGCTTCTAAGAGTTTTTCTAAGAATGTTGATGAAGCAACTATTACAAATGCGTTGAAGAAACCATTTAGGTCATTCTTTGATTGGCAAGACGCACAAGGTAAGGCTTCTGCTTCTAAATTAAAGAAACATTATGAAGACGAATTGAATGGTTTTTCTAAGAAACATTCAAAGCAAAAGGCAATTACTATCAAGATGGCTTCTGATACCAATAGTATGAAGAAGGCAGAAGAAGACACTAAGAGTGCCTATAACAAGATGAATGCCGCTACCACAGATTACTACACGAAACAAAAAGACCGTGGTCTTAAGAGTCTCAAGGACCAAAGAGACCAAGGTGTTATTACCAAGGCAGAGTATGACAAACGTTCTAATGACCTTAAAAAATCGTTAGATAAGCAAGAGAAGGCTAAACATGATTCTCTCAAGAATATGCAGGACGCTGAAAATAACTATCGTAAGCGTTCTACCGATATCGCAGCAGGAAACGATAAAAAGTTACTAGAGTTGGAACAAAAGTATGGTCGAAATAGCAGACAGTACAAAGACGAACAAAAAAAGTTACAAAATGAGAATACCAGAAAGTTCAACACAACTCAACAAGATGAAGCTAAAAAAGCTCATATTAAAAGATTAACTGATGAACAAAAGCATGTTGAAGCTTTAGATGATTTAGCAAAGCAAGCTAGAAACAATAAACATACTCAAAATATCATGGAAAAATCTGAATCACAAAAGATTTTAAATGATGAGTATATGGCAACTGTAAAATCTATTAATGCTACTTATAATAAAAAAGTATCAGCAGCTGAAAAGCAGAAAAATAAAACTATTTCAGACGCTAAGTATCAACGTGATGAACTGGGAACCATTTCTGAATCAGAATATCAAGATATTGTCAAGAAAGCTACCAAGAAGAAAAACGACACTCTTAAAAAAGCAGAAGAGACTAAGAATGGGACTCTTAAAAAGACTAAAAAGCAGTATGAAGAAACTGACTCACTTATTCAAACTGGAAATAAGAAGCAACAGGAAAATTCTAAGAAACACAATAAGAAGGTTACTGATGATAACAATAAGGCAATGAAAAAGCGTCTTAAAGATGTTCAAAAGCATTGGAACGACTTAACTAAAAAGGTTTCTAAGAGTATGAGTAATATTGGTAAAGATATTTCTAGTAAATTAGGTAAGATTGGAAAATCTATTTCTGGTGCTTATACGAAAACTAAGAAAGGTCTTGCTAATTTCTTTGGCGGTATGTCTAAGTCAGTAGTTAAGTTTTTCCAAGGTATTTGGAAAAATACTACTAAGTGGTTAGGCAAGTTATTCAATCATTTTGGTTCATGGGTTGGAAAAAATCTCAAGAAAATGAACAGCTTTGCTGGAGATATTATTGACGCTGTTGTTGGAATGTTTAGTTCTCTTTGGCATAATACCACCAAATTCTTCCAGAATATTTGGAATAGCATAACTAATTGGTTTAAGAAGATTTTCAAGTACACTGAGGATTTTGCTAATAGTATTCAGAAAACTTGGAACTCTCTTACTAGCAAAATTGGTAAGTTATGGAATGACATGTGGAAATATGTTGGAAATGTTGCTACCAAAGGTAAGAATACTATTGTGGGAGTTTTCCATAGTGCTAAGAGTGTTCTTACTGGTATCTGGGATTCATTTACTAAAGGACTTGGAGATACTTGGCGCAAGGTTTGGGGAACGATTAAGAACTTAGGTGTTGACGGTATGAATGCTATTATTGGAGTATTCAATGCTGGTAGTAAGGTTATCAATGGTATTGTTGAAAAGTTTGGTGGTAAGCAAGTTATCAAGCCTGCTAAAAAACTAAGCAAGAAGAACTATGCTCAAGGTACTGGAGATGGTGCTGAACGTGGTCTAGCCATGGTTAATGATGGGAACGGAGAAGAGGTTGTTATTAACAATCGTGGGGAAGCGTTTATTCCTCAAGGTGTAAACCGTCTTATGTACATGGAGGGTGGCGAAACAGTTATCCCTCATGAACGTGCTCGTCAACTTTTCGGAAATCAAGTTAAGCAATTGGCTGGTGGAGAATTATCTGGACCTCAACATTATGCTAAAGGTATCGGTTCTTGGTTTAAATCAAGTAAGGATTTCTTAGGAGACCTTGGAGATTCAATCGGAGATGCCGTTAAGCAAGCTACTGGTAAAGCTAAGAGCTTCTTAGGAATCTTATCTAACCCCTTAGATTTTGCTAAGAAGCAAATTTTCGACCCTCGTGATTCTAAAATGTCTAGTTTGAATGGTAGTGCATTTAAGACTGCTGGTGGAGCCATGGGCGATACTGGTACCAATCAGCAAGATAAGTGGTGGGGTACATTGTGGTCAATGTTGAAGAATGCAGCAGCAGGCGGCTCATCATCTGGTGGAGAAGGAGACGACTACAATCCTAAATGGAAGTCTATGGGTAAGGACGATACCACAGACCCTTGGGGATATTACATTCGTGAATGTGTGTCTTTCGTTGCTAACCGTTTGAGTAATCTAGGTGTTGATTCTTCATTGTTCAGCCAGTTAGGAGATGGAAGACAATGGGTTTCGGCTAGTGTTCCTCATAGAAGCAAGCCAAAGGCTGGAGATGTTGCTGTTTATGGACCTGGCTCAAAGTTTGGTAATCACGTTGCCATTGTTACTAGTACCAATGGAGATGGATATTCAGAAGAGGGTTATAATTTTGGAAATCCACCTAATGGTAAGTATTACAAAATGCCTGGTCTTAAAAATTCTGACGCCACTACATTCCTTGATTTTGGTCCTAAGACCCACAAGGGTGGTAGTGATTCAGATGATGACAAGAAGAGTTCAGACCCACTACAAAAACTTATTCGTTCACAAGTGGGCGGAATGTTTGATTGGGTGGAAAAGACTGTCGGAGACCTTCTAGGAGGTCCTGAAAATGATAACCAAGCTGGTGGTGGTGTTGAACGTTGGCGTGGAACTGTTAAGAGAGTATTACGTGAATTAGGATTGTCTACTTCAAATAGTATGACTTCTCGTGTATTGCGTCAAATTAATACTGAATCAACTGGTAATCCTAAGGCTAAGCAATCTGGAGCAGACCCAGATGGAGATGGTTCAGGACCAGCTATTGGACTTATGCAAACAAAGCGTCGTACTTTTGCCCAGTATGCTAAGCGTGGACACAGAAATATCTATAATGGATATGATAGTATCTATGCTGGATTGAATTACGCCAAAACTACCTATGGTAGTGACCTAGGATTCCTAGGAAATGGTCATGGTTATGAAAATGGCGGATTCATTAATGGTCATCAGATTGCTGAATTGGGCGAAAAGGGATTAAGAGAAGCTGTGGTTCCGCTTGATATTACTAAGCGTGACCGTGCTATCCCTATCCTACACCAAATCTTACAAGGGTTTGGAGCAGAAAGCAAATCTAATTCTGGTGTTGCAGAAATTCAACCACTGCCATCTATGCCCAATAATGGTAGTTCATCTAATATCGAAAAGAAATTAGATGATGTGTTAGACGCCATTCAACAACTTACTGTTGCTGTTCAACAAAGCTTTACTCAACAGCGTGCATACGAAGCTGTATCACGTGAGACAAATGCTCGTAGTCAACAACAAAAAGTTATGCGTGGAACATTATAAGTTTAGAGAGTTGTCTTAATTGACAGCTCTTTTTCTTTGTGGTAAACTAATTATATAGAATACATTTTAAAAAGGAGGAAACAATATGGTCGACCCAGATACAATGGAAACGGCTGATGGATTTAATGTTCCTGTTAAGATTACAGAACAGAACAATAATATTGTAGAAGACCCACCAGCGTTTAATGACATTACAATTCCGTATGAAGATGACAGAAAGATTGACAATTTAGCAGACACATACCTAGACGTTGAGACTATGGACAATGTACCCGTTGAAACGGAAATTCCAGTTGGACCTAATACAATTCCGTATGACTCTAAAAAGTCAACTGATATTGTAGAAGCTGGAACTGATGCAGATATTTCTGTTAAGGTTATTGCAGAAGACACACCAGAAGTTGTAACCGAAGTAGACTTAACAGATTTAGGACTATCTCAATTTCAACCAGTGAGTTATTATATTGATGATAATGGAACGCAACAGTTTTTAAATTCCGACAACACGCCATTTAATGAAGATACGACAATCACGGCTGATGTTGAACCAGCTTATGTTCCGCCAACACTAGAAGAAGAAAGAGGTGCAAGGTAAAATGGCAACAAATTTAATTATCACGCCTGATAAAATTAACTCACTTAATATGCCACATCTTATGGGTGGAAATGCCACTGTTAGTTCATCAGGTGGAACTACTTTTGATAACAATACCATTCATATTAATGGTGCTAAATCAGTAGACGGAAATGGTAAAATTATTTATTATTTGAGTGATTATACAAAAAATACAAAGTATTTAGACCCTACTGTAGAATACCTTATGACTGTGGATATGTATATGCCTGATATTCCAACTAATAGAGACCTTAGAAATAATAAGGTTCAATTAGTAGATAAAACAGGAACAGTATTGCAAAATATAGATATGGCTCAATACGATTTGAATCAGTGGTTCACTGTATCAATGAGATTCAAGCCGAACCAAGGAACCACTACTATTGCCTATGAAATTAATGGAGAAGCGTATATTGGTCATCAGACCTTAGAAGCTTACAATCCATTAGATATGTTAGCAGGTAAGGACTTGATTTATAATGATGGAGAACCAGCTCACGTGTGGGGAACTTCATTCACTCATAGAAATCTGATTCAAAATCCAACATGGAATAATGGTGGTCTTGGTTGGAACATCAACATGCCTTATTTACGTAATAGTCGTGGACAGTTTAATGAGATTCGCAATTCTAATTTTGAAAATCTAACCAAGGGCGACCCTCAAATGATTACAAATTGGGGTAAAGCACCTAATTATATTTTATTACAAGATTCTTATCAACAATCTCAAGCTGTTTTAACAAAGAAATTAACACCAATTACTTCAATTAAGGCTTTGAAAGACCAATTTGGATATTTCGCTGTGCAAATCAAGTCTCCAGAGAACCCAATGGCTGTTACTATGACAGTTAATATTGTTAATGGACCACAAAGTTCACAAGTTGTCAAGCAATTAGCTAGTCAAACATTTAATATTAGAAAGCCTGGAGAGTGGAATCGACTTAGAATTGATTACAAACTTCCTCAAGATGGGTACGTTAATGTTGTTGTTACAGCAGTTGATATGAACGGAGAGTGCAGTTTTGTTGCTAGTCAACCATTCTTAGTTAAGCGTGATGTAACGCCATGGGTTGAGGATAACGGAGATGATGAATATCGTCCCAATATTTACTACCCAACGAAGGAAACTCGTAACTTGCCTGAATGGAAATTTAATTCGGACAATCGTAAGGGTACCATGCGTATTAATACAATGAGTGATAAATATGATATTACCCATAACGTATCTAGTCCAGAAATTATTTTTAATCCTAATCAACCTATTAGTCTAGGTGTTACAATACAAAATTTAGCGGACAATCGTCCCGATAACGATAGATATTCAGCCCGATTATATTTCTGGTATTATCTGTTAGATGAGAATCATAAGAAGATTGACCAAGTTTTGATGGTTTCTACTCACAATAACATGAAACCAGGGGAGACACGTACTTTTAACGTTGTAACACCTAATGTACAAGCTTTGAACAAGGTTGATACACGAAAGGTTAAGTATCTACAATTATTCGTTAGAGCAGCTTATAAGGGCGCATGGGAAGTGTCTAATATTGGAATGTATCAAAGTACCAGTTCAGTAAATGGAACTGTGATGTTTAATTCACAAAGTGAGACAACTCAAATTGCACCTATTGATAAGACATTACCAACAGCATTTTTACCTATGCCTAGTGGATTGGTTTGGGGTAAGCAAACACCTTTGACAAGTAATCGTGAATATCGTTGGCAATCGTTTGTTTGGAGTCAAACTGGTAAGGGTACAGTTACTCTTAAAATTGAAGATGAGACTGGTAAACCTAGAGTAGACCCTGTCACGATTAACTTGACAGATACACCTCAACTGATTAAAATGGACTTTACCAATAGAAATCTTAGTCAGGTTTGGAATATGAAAGTAGAGTTCAGTCCAGAAGCAGAAATTGGTTATATGAAGAATATGAACTTATTCTTGAATTTACCCGTTGATGTTAATGGTCATACAGAAGATGAGTTTAATCAACAAGAGATTAATGACGCTAAGTTTAAGAGGTTAACACCTGATGATTTAGTTATTGGACGTAATTACTTTACTGGGGCTCAAGGTGTTTCGTTTTCTGATTTAGGAGTGCATGTTGGCCGTGTTAAGAAGAATATTGCACCTGAAATCACTAATCAAATGCAACAGGCAACTGGTAGATATGGAACAGTATATCAAGGAACATCTTATGGAACTAAGACATTCCAAATTCCGATTACCATGATGGCTTACACTAGTCAAGAGTATAATGACCGATTGCGTGCACTAAGTGCTGCTCTAATCCACCCACATGAGAATCTTGAAACGACAATCATTTTTGGAGATGACCCTGATATTTATTACATTGGTCATTTTACAAGTTTGGGAGAATTAACTTATGGTGGAGAACAAGCTTGGGCTGGAGAGGCGACATTGAGCTTTGAGTTGTCTGACCCTCGTGGCTTCCGCTATGGTAAACCTGAACAAGTAAAACTAGAGGGTGGAAAAGCCACGTTTGTTCCTCTGGGAACTGGTTATTCAGACCCAATTATTTCCATTAAACTTGGTAAAGATTCTAAGTCTTACACTCAATTTGGATATAAGAATCAAGAGGGTAAAGGTGTTGTCGCTGGTCATGTACAAACTGCTACTAATATTTTCGACTCACGTCCCAATGTATGGACGACTGAAATGAAAACAATTGATGAATGGGCACCTGTTCCTCGTAATATTGGAACAACTCCAGCAGAAAACAATAACAACTTGAGTTTTAAACCTGCACGTAATTTAATTCTAAGTGACGCAAAATTTAGAGTTGGAGATAGAAAAGAAAATATTACTAATCGGCTCTGGGAAGCGGGTCCTGAACACTTGTTTGCACAAAACAGTTGGGGAGAACCTGACCAATTAGCTCGTACAAAGTTGAATCAGTGGATTGGTGGAGTATACGTTTCTAAACAACATTTTACCCCCGCCTTGAAAGACGGAGATAATTGGGAAATGAGTATGCGTGTCCACAACAGTCGTAAGTATTCTCGGGCTAATCAAGCAATTGATATTTATCTATTGGACAAGAGTGGTCAGCGTAGAGCTCGTCTTGGTATTAGTAATAATAGTGGAAAACCTAGTTTTGCTGTTGTTCGTTTTGGTAAAGATGATCGGGACGAAGAGAAGGCGTTAAAGACAGGTCTTGGAACTAAGTCAGTGGAAACACGTAAGGAAGATATTAAAAACTATCCTGATGTTAAGGTTCCGATTAATCGCTATGAATCAATCAATGGTTATATCGCTGACAAGCAAGTCATCAATACAGTTGAAAAGCAACGTTGGGCCAATAATAACAAAATGCGTGAAACAAAGCAAACAATTACAATTACTAATGTGTTCAATCGTGACAAGAATAAGATGGAACGTCATGAAGCTTACAGTCCTAAGACCGTGACAGAATACACGAATAATACTAGGGGGCCTAACAATCGTTATGGTTATGTACGTTCTTGGAAGCGTACACCGAATAAGAAGTATAACAAATGGCAAGGAACCTCTTGGATTGTTGGTCAACCACAAATGTGGAGGAAGGGCGAACGTCATCGTAAGTATGATGTTGACACTGAACAACTGAACCCAGGTAATTATAAAACTAATAATAGTATTAAGCAAAAGTGGTATTGGTTGTATAAGCATTTTGATATTACAGAGTATAATTATTCAACCAATGGTAAAACCATTAAGAAGAAGAGAGACTTGACATATCATGACGGTGTGTTAGATAATATGAATGTAAGTTCTGAAACAACTTATGGAAGCAATCGTGAACTAGCTAATGCAGTTCCGAATGGCGAAAAGTCATATAACGACCCACGTGAGTATGGTTCTCTTGATGATGGATATTTCTTGTTGACAGTTGGACATGATGACCTTGGATTTTATTATAAGGTATCTAAGCTTGATTCAAAGGGAGATGACACTAATAAGCCTTTGCTACCTAAGACCTATGATAAGCGACCATCTCTTCACAGTGGATATGAATTTGTCCCTGACCAAGTGGCAATTAGTTACACTAAGAAGATGATTGAAGAAGACGCAAATCGCAAGAATACTAAGACTGATGATGGTAAGTTAGAATATGAACAGACTCAACCTTATAGTGACCACTTAATGTCAATTGACATGATGAGTCTTCACAAGTTAGTCAACCCCCCAGAGGGTGCCGATTTAATTTCATTAAAGTCTGGAGATGAAGCTATCTTCACAACGGCTGATGACAGATTAACTATTAATGGAAAAGATAAGAATTGTTTAGTTCAATTGCCTACTTACTTCCCACAGCTACATGGTGGAGAAACTACAACAATTTCAACCTTAGAGAAGATGGACAATGCTGATGTAACAGTCACGTACGTTCCAACCTATCTATAAATAATTAACACTCTTTCGGGGGTGTTTTTTATTTTGAGAACTAATTATATAGAGACTTGCACATGTATAATAAGTGTGCTATAATAAATAT